CGCTTACGCCGCCTTTCGACGTAGCCTTTACCGGCTTTTCGCTTGGCTTCTTCATTTCGATATAAAGGCCCGACCAACCGCCCCGGCGAACCGGCAAGCATACGTCGGCAACGCCAGTTCGCACGCCCTGCGCCTTCATTTGCGAACCCCGGATAGCGCGCGACTTCGCATCGTCGCCCCGGCTTCCGCCGTTCGGGATATGGTGAAGCCAACGAAGTTCGGGCCAACGCTTCGTTTGCAGCGCGGCCCATGCGAAAAGCGCGGTTTGGTGCGCGGCTTCGGTTCCTGATTTCGCCAATTGTTCTGGCGTCATTTTTTTTAATCCTTCAACTTAACCGTCTTGTCGGAAGTAGGCCAGCTTTTCGACCAAGCCAAGAATTTTGGCGCGGTCTTCTTTGTTCGGGCCGGAAGCTTCAACGACCTGTTTGATATCACATACAATGCACATTGTTAAAACTCCTTCAAAAATGCCGGGTTGCGCCCGGCTCGCGTTCTGTTACTTCCAAAGACGGCCTGCATTAGCTTCAGCGGCGCAATGTTCGGCAGCGGCTGCAATAAGCTTTGTAACTTCATTAACTACGTTTGGCACTTTGAGCAAGAAGGCTTGCGCCGCGAGTTCTACACTTTGCCCGTTGACCTTTGCTACTAAGGCCAGCGCATCTTCAAGCGCGATTTTTACGAAAGCCGGTGAAGCGATAAAGTTTTCTGCTGTGTAAGTCATAATTAAACCTCCTCGATCTCAATTTCAACAACTTCGCCGTAGAAAGCTTCGTTTGCTAGTCTCTTTGCGAAGCCTTCCGCGCCTTTAAGTGTTTTCCTAACTTCGTAAGAAATTGCGCCGCTTTCGCCTTTTACTGTCACTTTGTAGTCTTTCATTTTTTGCTTCCTTCCTTGTGTTCGTTGGTATGGGTATATAGTACGACAGCTTCGAATACTTGTCAAGCGATTTTAAACAAACACGCTGCGGTTTCGTAAGCTTCTTTGCAAACATTCGGTCAGCTGTTTTGTCGGCTTCGTCTGCCATTGTTTGCCCTTAGTGTTTGGTTAAAAAATACGCGCAATTTCAAGACGTTTAGGCGCGTCGTTATGTTTTATCGCCACATAATGAACAGCATAAAGCTTATTGTAACGATTGATTCTTTGTTTAACTAGCGAAAACTTGTACGGTATATTTTCGCAATACTGCAAATAAAACGATTGACCTACGGCCATGGCTTTAAACGGAAATTCTTTTCCGATATTGCAAGGCAAGGGCAATTCGCTTTCAACCTTCGGCGGCTTGATACGCAAAGCGCGTTCGCTTGATTGCTTGATGATATACATAATTTCACCTTATGCCCACATTAGAGCGTTACGCACGACGCGCGATTTCGAACACGTTATGCGGGGCCGGATGCTTGACAACAGAAAAGCGACGCGAAAGTTTCTTGCCAGCTTTCGCCGCAGCGTTGCGAATCGTTTGTTCGGCGAAGTCTTCGACAGGAACAAGGAAGCTTTGCCCAATTTCCAACGCTTCGAACGGAAAATTCGTCGTTGTCTTCTTAGCGGTTTCGCTTGTTGCCATTGCCTGCGGCGAAGATTGAACGATTTGGTACGACATTTCGATAACTCCTTTGAAGTAAGTATGCCAATTATAACCGCATACTTCCGGTATTGCAAGTATTTTTCGCCTACTTCCTGCAAGGTACGGATACCGGCTGTTGTAGTTTGTCTAAGTTGTTGAAAATAAAGAAATATATTAAAATACCTTAAATATATCATTCTTCTTTCTTTATAAGTATATGAGTAATACTTTTATACTTTGCCTACCTTCCCTATCGGATGGTCTTTCTTGAGGTATTTCGAGGTATGAGGTACGCACCTATAAAAATCAACGACTTGGCTTGCTTTCGGCAAGGTATTTGCGCCGGGTACGATACCTTAGAAATTTAAACGAAAAGACCGAACCTTGTTAAAAGTTCGGTCGCAGTGTTTAAGAAAAAGGCCATTCGCAAGCGTAAAAACTGCCGTTGTATTCGTCGCACTTTTGGCGAATGTGCGGCGGTAAATCTTCAGCTTCGCAAGTGCCTTGCGCAATGTCATAACGTGAATCTTCGGCGGATTGTTCGCACCATTTATAGAAGTCTTGGCCGGTTGCCTTTCGAACATATCGGGCTTTTGCTGTTCCGGGCTTTCTGTATTGAGTTCGAATCATGGTTGCACCTTTGCGGTTCAATGTGGGCAGGCAAGCCCCATTCCGGGGCCGCTGGCAGGGTTACAGGAAGCGCACGGTATCGGGCAGGCCCAAGGCGCGGCAAACCGCCTTGCGTCGCGCTGCCGCCTTGTCGTCGGGCGCGCTGCGCATCCAAATATCGGCGGCGCGTTGCGCATGTTCCGGGCCTGCGGTTCGCATAGACGCGATACGGTGCGCTTCCTTTGCTTCGTTCTTCGTAACTTCGACGACTTGGCGGTTAATACTCATTTTGTGCATTTTGGTTTTCCTTTCGGTTGTTGGTTACGACGATTCAATGCTAGTTTGTTAAAGCTACGTTGTCAAGCTTCGAACGAAAAAAAACCGCCTTTCGGCGGCTTGTTAAATTCTGGCTTTCGCCGCTGATGCAAACGCTAAATGAAGATCAACAGCGGCTTGCCATTCGACAACAACATAAGCAGGTTCGCCGATACGAACAGCCGTTTGAAGGGCAACGCCGCAAGCATCAGCGGCTTCAACTTCAATTGTGTAGCATTTGAACCAGTCGTCAGCATTCAGAAAACGACCAACGTTATTGTTTGAAAAGTCGTCGGAAGCTTTGCGGGCTTTTGCTGCGAATTCAAATGCTTTGGTCATTTCGTTTGCTCCGGTTGTTTGCTTCAGTGAGTTCATTCTACGCCGTTAAACTGCGTTGTCAAGCTTCGTTAGAAAAAAGATTGAAAAAAACCGCCCGAAGGCGGCTTGTTGTCTTTTCGCAACGTTGTTCAATAGTTGATAAGGAATTGCTTTACAAACTTGCGGCGGTCTTTCGATGCTATGCACAAATCGACCAAAGGGCGGTATTCAGGTTCAACGCGGTTTCGAACGCGCTTGGCAAAGTTACGAATTTCTTTGCCGTCTGCGCCCCAATGGTACAAAAGCGCGATGCCCAACGCAAAATCAAGAATCGTAAGTTCTTTCATAATCCGCCGTACAACGCCCATTGTTTCGCCTGTTCCAGTAAAAACAAAGCTTCGGCGCGCGACATTCGACTAGAACGAACAACAAGTTCGCCGTTTGAATAACCAACGCAAAGAACGTCGGAACAATCGCGCGAAAGCATAGAATTTAAAGCCTGTTCGGCATTAAAGTTAGTAGATGCCGGAAGTTCGATAACCTTTGTGTCTTTCATAGTCCGAACGCCTTTGCGTTTGAAATCATGTAACATTGTGCGCCTGTTGCGAACTTATCATGCGCCAGCTTCGGCCCCAACAATTGCACGTCGCCGCGTTCCGTAAGCGTTTTCAAAGCGCGTTTAAGTGCGCCTGTTTCGCCGATTCTGTCTTTCTTGAACGTTGCAAGCTTTGTCGCCCGCTTGTGCAAATACGAATAAGGAACGACTTTTTCGGCGTGCATGTTCGCAGTTCCGGCCTTATAGCGCGAAATTTCCGACCAAGGGGCCAAAATGTAATCTTTAATAATCTTCATTAGTTCGGCAAGCTGTTTCGTTTCTTCGTTATCGCCGCCAATTTCGCCAGCGTTGAAACGGTCTAGTAAGTTGCGCACGTCGGCGACAATAAGGTTAATTGCCCATGACAGAATATCCGACGTAATAAGCGGGTCGTATGGGTTGCAACCTACGGCGACAGTTGCGGCAAGCTTTAGGGCTTTCATGTGCGCGCGTGACCAAAGTTGCCGCTTAACGTCGCGGTCTGAACTGTTGACATTGGTTCGGCAATGTTCTTCGAAGTCGTCGGTTTGACGTTCGACGCCTTCCGCATATTGAACGTGAATTGCTTTATGTTGGCTGTTCAACATAAGCGAATGCGCGCACAACGTCGAAAGACGGTCGATAAGTTCAAACGACGGTTTCGCGGTAGAACCGGCCTTGTTCAACGGCGGCACGATTCCATGATATTCGATCATGGTAAAGCGCGGCAAAAGACCTTCGGAAATCAAACCTTCGTGCAAACCTTCGTAAAACTTTTCGGGCGTCGATTCGCCAAGCAAGGTAAAAGACGGGGCCAATACTGCGGCGGTGTTCTTGTCCTTGTCTGAATAAATAGAAGGCCGAAGTACCTTGCCTTCGCCCGACTTGTTGTAAGCATCCAACAGGAAGCGACGAAGCCCGGTAAGGTGCGGCGGTGCGTTTACGCTTGCCATTTGTTGAAGGTAAATGCCAAATTCGCCGACCAACGAAACGAACGACGTTGGCCCCTTCGACATATATTTAATAACGGCTTGCGACGATGCAATTTCGCCCGGCCCGATGAAATCAACGGCGGCGGGTACGGTGCGGATTACTTGCGCCATCAATTTATCGACGCCGCTTGCGATAGCTTCTTTACCTGTTCCGGTCGGCGCTAGAAGCAAGACGTATTGATTAAGCCCGGTTCCCGAAACGTTGTACGCCCTGCCCACAATACCGGCCATCAAACCAAGCGCGCCAGCCAAAGCGATTTCGGCAACAGGGCGCGGCGCTTGCTGGAAGATGAATTGCGCAATTTCGCCGACCAATCCGGGCGGAACGGAATAAACGTTGGTTGTTGGGGCTGGAATTGCGACAGGCTGCTGCGCTTGTTGCGTTGCGTCGCTTTGTGCCATTGCGCGCGATTGTTCGGCCTTCGCCTTGGCTTCGATTGCGGCGTTAAGTTGATTGCGCAAACCGTCAATATCTACAGGCGGCAACATGCGGTCGAAACACTTGTTCAACATATACGAAACGTAATCGTTACGCTTCGCCTTTTCACGTTGCCCAAGGCCAGACGCGCGAAAGATTCGGGAAATCTGCGCCCGGTTTTGCGAATAGAACGCGACAATATCGACCAACGCGAAATCGGCTTCGGATTGCGATTTGTAATAGTCTTGCCAGTTGCCCGCGTAAAGGTCGGCAAACTTCTTGCCGTTAGCTGCGGCTGTTGCACGCGCCAAAATTTCTTCGTCGGTTTCTTTGGCTTCGGCTACGCCAGCATAAACAGCGGCAGCAACCGAACCCGAACCCATTTGCGACCAAAGAATATTTAAAAGTTCGCCGCAATCTTTAATCGGCGCATTGCGGTAAATATCGCCCGTCATCGTCATATAACGCGCCGACGAATAGACTTCGATATGCGAACGACGACGACCGGAAGGCAAAGAACCTTTTACGATGATATGAAGGCCGTTGCCGCTTGGGCTTCGTTCGGCGTAACTGTCGAATTCGTTATAAATTTTAACTTGGCGGTCAAGCGCCGCCGCATCGCCTTTCGTATCGTCAAGGTCGATAAATGCGAACGGGTCAGCTTCGGTAAGAACAAAGCCCAAACCGTTGTACATTCCCGATTTCGTCAGACAATGCGCCGCTTCGTCAAAGCTTGCCCATGTTGCGGGGTCGGTTACGCTGGCAAGCCTGCCATTCAATGCGGAATAAGGAACCTTTGTCGGTTTCGGCCCGTCTGTATCTTCGTAACGCCAAACAACCCATTGGCGGAAGATTCTCATTTCTTGGGGTATGTTTTCAATTGCCATGAGTGCGCAAGCCCTTATCAATCTTGTTATAGCTTGCAACGGTAATTGATACTTCGTCGCTTGCCTTCAAAAGTTTTCGGATTAGTTCATGCGATACGCCGCATTCGCCGCCCAAGGTGCGAAGCGACTTCGCTTGCGCTGCGGCCCGAAGCCGCTTTATCAGTTCGTCTAGTTGCATTCCGCACCTTCTACCGTGTTTCGTGTATTGCCCGCATCATACCCGCCGTGTTTCCTACTGTCAATGCCTATTGACACTCTACCGACTTCCCCGTATGATGCCCTACAGCAACGGCAAAGGGCCGGGGCATCAACCAAAGGGGCTTCGCATGAACCAACCGAACGAACAACGACCCTTCGACTATGTAGCCGAAGCGCATTTGACCGCATCGCCGCACTTCTACGGCGAACTTGTACCGCTGGCGCACTTCGACGCCGTTCTATCCCAAGCAATCGACGCGCTTAACGCACTTGACCGCGTGAAAAAGTGCCTTTTCTATGGTCGCGAACTTGGCCCGCTGGCCGAAGGCGTCGAAACTGGCGAAGTGTATCAAAATTGCAACGGTATTCCGGTCTGGATTTCCGACCGCCCTGAAGACGACGAAAAAGCCTACAATATCATTCATGCAATCATCGGCAAGGCGACCGAAGCGGGCGAACTGTTGGAACTGTTGCACGCGACCGCCATTCATGGCGAACCGTTCTACGTTGCCAACGCTGGCGAAGAAATCGGCGACGGCTTTTGGTACGACGCCCTTTTGGCCCGCGCTTGCGGGCTTACCTTCTACGGCATCCAGCGAACCAACATCGCGAAGCTTCGCCATCGCTTCCCCGACCGTTTCACCGAATACGACGCAAACAACCGCGATTTGTTCGGCGAACGTCGTATTTTGGAAGAAGGCGAAAAAATTTCTTCGAACAACGCTTGACAACCGGAAAAGCCGTCGTATAATTCGAACCATACCGGCGCACAGTGCGACGGCTTAACCCGAAAGGAACCCGAACCATGATTCAGATTATCAACAAAGAAACCGGCGAAGTGAAGAACTACACCGAAGCCGAATTTGTCGCCGAACGTGACCGTCTTTTGCTTGCTTGGGAAGAATCCAAAAAAGCTTTGGACGTTGCCAAAGAAAAGGAAATGGAACAACGTAAAGCCGTTGTTGCCTTCGCCTTTGACCCGAACAAGACAAGCGGAACCGAACGAATCGAATTGGCCAACGGCTATCAAGCGAAGGCCGTTAAGAAAATCAATTACGGTTTTGTCAAAGACGCCGAAGGCAAGTTGAACAAACGCGCCATTGACAAGGCGCTTGAAAGAATCGAAAAAATCGGCGGGCCTGTCGGCGAACTTATCGCCGAACGTCTTGTTAAGTGGACGCCCGACCTTTCTTTGACCGAATACAAGCAACTTGACGAAAAGTACAAGAAGGTTATCGACGAAGTTATTGTTACAACTGAAGGCGCGCCGACGCTTGAAATCATCGCCCCCAAAGCGCCGAAATAATGCGCAAGCCTGCCCACATTCGGGCGGGCTTATTTAACCGGCTTGTCAAGGCTTGTTAAATAAGCTTTTCAACGGAAGGACAAACGAAATGCAAATGTCGAACTTAAAACCGGCGTCGGAACTGGCGCAACGCTTCGGCGTTAAAGCGTTGGTTTATGGCGGGCCGGGAACTGGCAAAACGCCAATCATCAAAACAGCCCCGCGCCCGGTCTTGTGCGTCGTAGAACCCGGCATGTTGTCCATGCGCGACGCGACGAATATTCCCGCATGGGATGCTTACACGCCGGAAAGAATCGACGAATTCTTTAAATGGCTTTTTACGTCGAACGAATCAAAGAATTTTGATTCGGTCGGCATTGATTCCATTTCGCAACTTGCCGAAATCATTTTGACGCAAGAATTAGGCCGTAACAAAGACGGTCGAAAAGCTTATGGCGAAATGTCGCGCCGTGTTATGGAAATCGTTAATGCCCTGTACTATTTGCCGAACAAGCATATTTATTTGATTGGCAAACAGGCCGTGGCAGACGAAAACGGCGTATCGACGAAGCGCCCGTATTTTCCGGGCCAAGATTTGAACGTTAAGGTTCCGCATCTTTACGACGAAATTTTGCACCTTGGCGAAGTCAATATTCCCGGCCAGCCGAAACCCGTTGTCGGCTTTCGCTGTTTGCCGACGTTCGGAATTATGGCGCGCGACCGTAGCGGGCGGCTTAACGAAATAGAACCGCCAAATCTTGACGCAATATTTAAAAAATGTATGTCGTAACGCTTGCAAAACTTAAAAGGAGTAGTTAAAATGAGCAGAAGTTATTTAATCGAACTTGAAGAATGCCTGATACAAATTGATAAATGCACTGATGTTTCGACAGATGGTGATTTTGTTAAATTTACAGATGAAAGCTGCTTTGTAATTGCAATGTTAAAACAAACAGCAATTGTAGAAATTTGTGTAATGTCGCAAATGGATGGAAGCAAAAACGCCTATCGCGTAGTTGCTAATTGGGAGAATGACAAATGAAAAGTTTTGATGAAATTGACATGGCAAAGTTAGAGGAAGTTGCTAAAAAAATTGCAACTAAGATAGCAACTAAGATAGCAATTGTTACAGGAAGGCGTGATTTGGAAGAAGCTTATGCAAAAATAATTTGTAATTTGGTCATTGAAATGAATTCAGATCAAATGCTTTGACAAATCGAAAGAGTCGAACTACCTGTTTTATTTTCAACTATGTCTAATATGAAGCCGGATGAATTGGCTAAATATATAAAAGAACATGAAGAAAACTATGCTAAGGAAATTTCAGACAGCATTATTTCTGATATTAAAAAGCGCAATTCTAACTAAATAGGCGAATCCGACGGCCTTAATTGTCGGAACTTTTCGAAAAGGTGAATTCAAATGGCACAACTTATCCAAGCGTTCAACGCGCAACAGTACGACCCGACCCAAGGCGGCGGAAGCCTTCCCGTTGGCCGTCATCCGGTCATCATCGAATCTTCGGAAGTCAAGGCGAACAAAGCGAACGACGGCGGTTATCTTCAACTTAACTTGAAGCTTATCGACGGCCCGCAAACGGGCACGACCGGCGCTTATCGCTTGAACCTGTACCATTCCAACCCGCAAACGGCAGAAATTGCGCATCGCCAGCTTTCCGCGATTTGCCACGTTATTGGCGTTTTCAACGTGCAAGATTCGCAGCAATTGCACAACATCCCGTTTATCGTCGAAGTTGGTTTGCAAAAAGGCGAAGAAGCGGCGCAAAAGGGTTACACCGAAGTTAAAAAGGTGTTCGACATTAACGGCAACGAACCCGGCAAAGCGGGCCAAGGCGCGGCCCCTGCGCAACCCCAAGGCCAAGGCGGCTTCGGCCAGCAACAGCCCGCCCAACAGCCCGCAGCATGGGGCCAGCCGCAAGGCAACGGCCCGGCTTGGGGCGGTCAGCCGCAGCAACCGGCAGGCAATGCGCCCGCTTGGGGCCAGCAACAGGGCGGCGCACCTTGGGGCCAGCGTTAATCGTTGAACTTTGAACAACGGGGCTTCGGCCCTGTTGTTTTTGGAGTGAAAATATAGAATGACCAAAATCAAAGACGCATTGCCGAAGCCTACGCATTGCGACAACTGTTGTTCGTTGAATGTCGAACTGACAACGAACGATAAAATTTATGGCCGTTTATTTGGCGAATGGCCCAAAATCTATTATTGCAGCGATTGCCGCGCCGCTGTCGGTTGCCACAATGGCACCGATATTCCTTTGGGGCGAATGGCAGACCGTGCAACAAGGCAACTTCGAACAAAAGCCCATGAAGAATTCGATAAACTTTGGCGAAGTAATTTAATGTCAAGGTCGAAGGCTTACAATTGGCTTGCGTTGAACTTAGAAATTGACCCTTCGCAATGTCATATTTCATGGTTAAGCAAAGACCAATTGAAAGACGTTGCGACACTTTCCGCTGATTGCATTAACCGAAATTACAACGCGCTTTTACGCCGTAAGGAAAAACAAGATGCCAAGCAAAGAAAACAGTTCGAACGCGAACAAGCCGAACAGCGAAGAAACGCCGAAGAAATCCGACGCCGGAAAGCAAAGCGTAAGCCTTGACGCGCCGGGCGTTGCAAAGGCGCTTGCGAAACGCATTCTTGAAGAAATCGACGAATATTGCGTTCGCGCTTACGACGGCGGGCACCGTTCGCACCTTGGCGCGTCGTTGATTGGTCGCGAATGCAAGCGTTATCTTTGGTATGTCTTCCGCTGGTGTTTGCACGAAAAGACGACAGGGCGGCAACAACGGTTGTTTAATCGTGGGCATCGTGAAGAAGCGCGCTTTATCGAATGGCTGGAAGGCATCGGCTTTAAAGTCTGGTTCGAAAATCGCGACGAAGCCCCCAACGAAAACGGCGAATACCCACAATATCGCATTTCCGACGTTATGGGGCACTTCGGCGGGTCGCTTGACGGCATCGCAGTTTTGCCGGAACGTTACGGCATTGCCGAACCCGTCTTGCTTGAATTTAAAACGAACGGAACCGGGGCAGGCTTTAACAAATTGGGCGAATCTGGAATGCCTATCGCAAAGCCTGAACACTTCGCGCAAACTTCAACGTATGGCAAGAAATACAATTTCCGTTATTGCGCATATCTGAACATCAATAAAAACGATGATTCGTTGCATGTTGAAATTGTGAAGTTGAATCACGGTTTGGGCGAACAAATGATTATGAAAGCCGAACAAATCATTATGTCGCAGACTGCGCCCGCGCGACTTTCGGACAATCCCACATTTCACAAATGCGGCTATTGTCACATGAAAGAAGTTTGCCATAAAGGCGCGGTCGTTGAAGTCAATTGCCGAAGCTGCAAGTTTGCCCGGCCTGTTGAAAACGCCGAATGGTTTTGCGAAATTCATAACGGGAACATTCCGAAAGAATTTATCCCGACGGCCTGCCCGTCGTATAAGGCAATAACGCAAAATGTTTGACGAAGCTTCGAACGTATGCTATCGTAGAAGCATCGTAACGAAGCAAAGGATTTTGACCATGCGTGTAACTCTGACAGAAGCTTGTGCAAAAGCTTTGCAGCAAATACAAGAAAGCGAACGAAACTTGCAAGACCTAATAGGGTTTAACGAAGCTGTTTGCATTTTAATGCAAGATGATGATATTTCTTTTTATGAAATGGCTTCTGCTTTCAAAGAAGATTTAACGGATTGCCCTAATCTTTATGAAGGAAACTTGCCAAAACCCATAGGGTTTAAGACAGTAAGCAAGCATGACGATATTTACGAATTTGTATTTTTTAAAAGCGAAATCAACGCTTTGCGCAATTATTGGAATTGGGCTGATACTGATGCAAACGATTTGCGAAGAATGAAAAAGTTTATAGAATTGTCACGTCCTAAAATTTCAGAAGAATTTGCAAAAACGCTGGCACTTGAACTAAACAAAGATATTCCGAAAGTAGAAAAAACTTTGACAACGGTTGTTAAAAATGTCTAGTATTTACGTTAATCGCTGGTATCAGGATGAATGCGAATTTGCGATTTTTGATTATTTCGAAAGGGGTGGCAAAGGCAATCCAGTTTGCGCGCTTCCAACCGGAACCGGAAAGTCGGTCGTTATTGCGAACTTCATTCGTCGGATTTTCGGATACTGGCCGAATCAGCGCGTTATGATGCTAACGCACGTTAAAAAGCTTATTTCGCAAAACGCCGAAAAGCTTTTATCGGTTTGGCCTGTCGCACCAATGGGCATTTATTCCGCTGGCTTGAATAGCCGCGAAATGATTATGCCAATCGTGTTCGGCGGCGTTCAATCGGTCGCGCCTGCCATTAAAAAATCGCTTGAATCTGGCGACAACAAGCCGCCGCATTTAAAGCATTTCGGCTGGCGCGATTTATTGATTATCGACGAAGCGCATTTGTTAAGCCCTTCGGAAGATACGCAATATCAATATATTATCGCCGAACTTCGCAAGATTAACCCGTATTTAAAAGTTATTGGTTTTACCGCAACGCCATATCGTCTTAAACAAGGCATGATTACCGAAGACGACGGCATTTTTACCGATATTTGTTACGACATAACAGGAATCGAAGCGTTTAACCGACTTATCGCCGAAGGCTATTTGGCCCCGCTGATTTCACGCCCGACAACAACGAAAATTGATACGTCGAACCTTAATCTTTCGAACGGCGATTTTAACGGCAAGCAAGCCGAAGACGAAGCCGAAAAAGTCATTTACGAAGGATTGAAGGAAACTTGCGAACTTGGTTACGACCGTCGCCATTGGCTTATTTTTGCCGCTGGCGTCAAGAATGCCGAACATATCGCATCTATGCTTAATTCGTTCGGAATAAGCGCCGTCGCCAGTCATTCGAAGTTAAGCGAAAAGGAAAACGACGCGCGCATGGCGGCTTTCGAAGCTGGCGAATTCCGGGCACTTGTGGGCATGAACAAATATACGACCGGCTACGACTTCCCGGCAATCGACCTTATCGCCGATTTTCAACCTACTATGTCGCCCGGCAAACACGTTCAAAAAGGCGGGCGCGGTACGCGACCTTCGCCAGCAACCGGCAAAGAAAATTGCTTGTTTCTTGACTTCGCCGGAAACGTTCGACGCCTTGGGCCGATTAACGACCCGGTTAAGCCGCGCAAACCCGGCAAAGGTGCGCCGGGCGACGCGCCGGTTCGTATTTGCGAAGTCTGCGGCGTTTATAACCATGCTTCGGCCCGTCATTGCATGGCGTGCGGCAATGAATTTACTTTTGAAACGAAGTTGTTTGCAAATTCCTTCGGCGGCGAAATTCTGCGGTCGGATGCGCCAATAGTTGAATACTTCAACGTTCAAAAGGTTATTTACGGCTTGCACGAAAAGAAAAACGAACACGGCGTTTTAACTTCGCCGCCTTCAATAAAGGTTTCGTACTTTTGCGGCTTCCAAATGTTCAATGAATGGCTTTGCCTAGAACATTCGGGGCTTGCAGGCAAACGGGCGCGCGATTGGTGGCGACAACGCCATTACGAAGACCCGCCCGTTACGACTTACGAAGCTTTGCGCCGCGTTTCCGAATTGCGCGTTCCTTCCCGCATTCGGGTTTGGACGAACAAGAAATATCCCGAAATCTTATCCGCCGAATGGTGAAACAATGACAGACCTTGATTTTTTATTGAATGAAACGCCGCCGCATTTGCACGAAACAATAAAGCGTCTTACGCAAGTTTCGCCAGATTCCAACGTAGAAAAGAACCGCGAAGCCCTGTTGCAACGTTCAATCGTAGGGCTTGCGAAGTACGGCGTAACAACCGATAATAACCCGCTTACGTTGCGGGCTTGGCTGCAACATGCGCTAGAAGAAGCCTTGGATATGGCGAACTATCTTCAAGCGGCAATTTCGAAACTTGACAAAGAAGGAAACTAAAATGCAATTCATGGACATTAAAAACGGGCGTTTCTATTTGGGCGATTGTCTGGAAGTCATGAAAGAAATTCCCGACGGTGTTGTCGATATGCTGTTGGTTGATTTGCCATATGGTACGACCGCTTGTTCTTGGGATTCTATAATTCCGCTTGAAAAACTTTGGGCAGAATACAATCGAATTTGCAAAGAAAACGCAGCTATGGTTTTCACTGCGGCGCAGCCCTTTACAACGGCTTTAATTGCGTCGAATATTAACAACTTTCGTTACGACTGGATTTGGGTTAAAAATGGCGTAACAAACGTCGGCAACGCAAAGAAAATGCCGCTTCGTAATTACGAAAGCGTTGTTGTTTTTTATCGAAAACCTTGTTTATACAATCCTCAAGGTTTAATTTACGACCCTAAAAAGAAAAAAAACGGGAAAAGTGTAGGCGGTGAAACAATGCGCGGGTCGATTGAAGATTCGGCCAATAAAGGTGCATTGCGCACGGCGGGTCACGAATATGTCCAAGAATATACAAATTACCCGCGTCAAACTTTAGAAATAAAGCAAAACAGTCGTAACAAAATTCATCCAACGCAAAAGCCAGTCGAATTATTCGAATATTTAATTAAAACTTATACAAACGAAGGCGAATTAGTTTTAGACAATTGTGCAGGCTCTGGAACAACCGCAATCGCCGCCGAAAACTGCGGGCGTAAATGGGTTTGCATTGAACAGCTTGAAGAATATGCAAATAAAGCCGTAGAACGTATTTTGAATCATACGCCTGAAGTAAAGTCGGATTCAACGATTCAAATTGAAAACGACATTCCAATTCCAGAAGGTGAAGAAGATGGAAACTGAAAAGAAAAAGCCGCGCGCCAGACGGCCAAAGGCAACCGCAAACCCTGCTGCGTCGTTGCTTGCCGCATTGAAGTTCGTTGCGGTCGCACAAAAGAAAGCCGGAACAGTTCAACAGCAATTCGGCATGATTTCCGGCAATTGGGCCGCAGCATCGAACGGGGTTCTTACTGTTGCAACAAAAGTCGAAGAAGACTTGGCGGCTTGCCCACATACTTACCAACTTATCGACGCGCTTTCAAAGGTCGGCGAAGACCTGTCGATTACGCAACTTTCGCCGACTTCGCTTGCGGTCGTTTCTGGCGCGCTGCGGGCCTTGATTCCTTGCGTCGGCTTCGGCGACCTTGGCATTTCCGGCCCCGACGAACGTTGCGCCGTAATCGACGACCGCATTAAATCGGCCTTGGAATGCGTCTTGCCGCTTTCGACAGACGGGGCGCAACATGCACACTTCGCCGCCGTGCTGTTGCAGTCTGGAAGCGCCGTCGCGACGAATGGGCATGTTCTTGTCGAATACTGGCACGGTATCGACCTTCCGCCCGGTATGCTGGTTCCCAAGGCGTCGGCGGTCGCCATTGTCAAGGCTGGCAAGGCGCTTACCGGGTTTGGCTATTCCGGGCCGTCGGCGACGTTTTGGTTCGAAGATGATTCGTTTATTAAAACGCAACTTTTCGCCGAACAATTCCCGAACTATCAACCGCTTTTCAATTGCGAAGGTTTGAACCCTTGGCCGGTTCCCGATGAATTTTACAAGGCCGTTCGTTCGATTGAATCTTTCAGCCGAAGCGGCGTTGTGTATTTTGAAAACGGAATGTTGGCTTCGAACGAACAAGAAACGGAAGCTTCGACTTATAAAATCGAAGGTTTGCCGGAAGGCATGGGATTTAATGCGAAGTACCTTCTTATGGTCGAATCTTCGTTTAAGAACGTACATTTCGACGAACAATCGAATAAAGCGTTCTTCTTTGGCGAAAACGTGCGGGGCGTTCTTATGGGTATTGACCGAAACAGCGCAACGCCGTATAATCCCGAAGCAAACGAATTTGAAGACGACATTCCATTTTAAGAAGGTTCGAATATGTTAGACGCTAACGGCTTTATCGTAACAAAAGCAAGCCGCAAAATTGACAAAATCGCGTCGGCGGTTCGTATGTTGCTTCGGCCTGTTGAATTTATGACAGACGAAGAACTAATGTCGATTCCAGCCGGAAGCGTCTTCGTTTTCGACGTTGAATGTTACCGAAATTTCTTTTACGTCGCTTTTAAGTGCCTGTCGAATGGAAAGTTCGTCGCTTTCGAAAGGTCGCCCGATTACGACTTTCCCGAAATGAAGTTGCGTTGGATGCTTTGGCGCTTTTGCCTTGTGGGCTTCAATTCGAATTCTTATGATATTCCAATGGTCGAACTTGCGGCAAAGGGTCTAAGCTGCAACGAACTTAAAGAAGCTTCCGACTTCATTATTAAAAGCGGGCAGAACTACGGAACGAAGAAGGTTACGCCGTTCTATATTGAAAAGAAATATCGTATTCAAATTGGCAAATATAACCATATCGACATATTCAACGTTTGCCCGGTAAATGGCGGGGTATCTGCCAACCCGGCTTCGTTGAAGCTTTACGCCGGACGTTTGCACGCGGCCCGAATGCAAGACTTGCCGTTTCCAGAATCGCATATTTTGACGGCGGAAGATGCGGCCATAGTGCGCCCGTATTGCTGCAACGACTTAGCGAATACGGAACTTTTATTTAACGAACTTGCGCCAGAAATTAAATTGCGAATGGAAATGTCGGAAGAATACGGCATAGACCTTCGCAGCAAATCGGATGCCCAAGTAGCCGAAGCCGTGATTAATAGCGAACTGCAAAAGGTTCTAGGCTATTACCCGCGCAAGCCCACACTTGCCGCCGATTTGGTCTTGCAATACAACGCCCCGGACTTCATTTCTTATCGGTCGCAACAATTGCGCGATATGTTCGAAGTTGTCAAGAATGCCCGGTTCTATCTTGACGGCTTGGGGTCGCCGATTATGCCGGATGAAATCGACAAGCTTAAAGTAAAAATCGGCAACAGCGTTTATAAACTTGGCATGGGCGGGCTTCATTCGACAGAAAAGAAGATTGCCCATAAAGCAACCGACGAAATTATTTTGGCAGATAACGACGTAGAATCGTTTTATCCGCGAATTATCCTTAATCAAAAGCTTTTTCCGCCGCACCTTGGCGAAGCTTTCTTGCAGGTCTATAACCAAATCGTCGAAACCCGTATTCATGCCAAAGCGCAAGCCGCAGCATGTAAAAAAGCGGGCGACAAGGCCGGGGCGAAGAAATGGAAGACTGTTGCCGATAGCTTAAAGATTACGATTAACGGAAGCTTCGGCAAACTTGGCAACAAGTATTCGACGCTTTACGCGCCGCAACTTATGTTGCAAGTTACCATTACCGGGCAACTTGTTCTTTTGATGCTTATTGAAATGCTTAACGACGCCGGTATTTCGGTTATTTCTGGCAATACCGACGGCATTGTTTCGAAGTATCACAAAGACAGACATAACGACGTTCGGGCCATTATTGCCGAATGGGAAAAGCGAACCAACTTCAAGACCGAAGAAACGCGGTATTCTGCCGTTTATAGTCGCGACGTCAATTCCTATGTCGCAATCAAGACAGACGGCGGCGACGAAGAAGCGCGCTTTCTTGATGAACGCTTGGGCGTCAAAACCAAAGGCGCGTATTGCGAACGCGGTTCGGCCCTTAATTCGATTCTGTCGAAGAACCCGGAAGCTTTGGTATGTTCCGACGCTGTTATTTCATTCTTGAAGAATGGAACGCCTGTCGAAAAAACGATTCGGGAATGCAAAGATATTCGCCGCTTCGTATCAGTTAAGAACGTCAAAGGCGGCGGCGAAAAGAACGGCGTTTATCTTGGCAAGGTCGTTCGCTGGTATTACCCGAAAGGCGAAACCGGCCATATTTCATACGTCGGAAGCGGAAACAAAGTCGGGAAGACAGATGGCGCACGCCCTTTAATGGATTTGCCGACCGAATTTCCCGACGATGTTAATTACGAATGGTACATTAACGAAGCCGTCGATATGCTTTACGATTGCGGCGGGCTTCGTAAAGCCGAAACGGCTTCGCTTTTCTTTTAGTTAAGCGTCATCGTAAGCGATTCGGAATAAGTCGAATATTTACTATTCGAAATAATTTGCGAATCTACGATAACTTCCAGCGTACCAACAAGGCCGGTAACGTTAAGCGTCGTACTGTTTCCGGTCGTCGTAACTGTCGTATAACCGCCAGCCCCTACGCGCCAGCGAATCCGGGTTTGCGTTCCGCTTTCCCGGTTGTCTGTTGTGTCGCCATAGACGCGCAGGGCGGTATCCGCGCGGCTGCGGTTGCGCCATGCTACGGCAATCGACGTTGCGCCCGTCTGCGGGGCTGGCGTGCGGCTTCCTGCAAGGGTTAGATACTGCGGCGGCAATGGCAGGCCCGCCCGGTTCGTTACGGCGCTGGAAAAGGCCGTAGCCGACCCAATCGGAAGCGTTGCGCTTGTCGTTTGGTCAAGAAGTTTAAGATAACCCGTCGTTCCGACCGAAAGAAGGTTAGGAACCAAGCCGTCGGCGGAACTAATGAACCAAACGCGGTCGTTTGCCGCATGGTTCGCCGGTATCGTATCCAAAACGCCGCGATACAGTTTCGGGAACGTAACTTGCCCGTTTCCATTATCGACGAAGCCCACATAAACGAACAGTTCATTATTGACCATCAAGAAAGCCGACCCGTCGCGCGCTTGGTCAAGGGTCGTATATTGCATAAGCTTTTCGATAGCGGATTGCGCGACGCCTGTAACAACAAACGTCGAACTTGTGTCGTAACGGTCAGTTGCGGCAATGGTTGAAGCGTAAGCATTCAACAGCACGCCGCCGCCGTTATAAGACGCATCGTTTAGCGCCAAGGTCGGGTCGCTTGCGAAGTTGTCAAGGCTAAACATACCGTCGAACGAAATAGACGCATTGCCCGGCGCAACGGCTGCGCAATACAACCGCCCGGCATTGTCGAACGTCGCCGTCGTTTCGTTGCTGTCGTTGGAAGACAGGAAGGCGGGCGGCGTGAAAAGCAACCGGGTAACGACGTTTTGCGCGGCGGTATTTGTGGGCGTCCATCCTGAACCTTCGGGCGGGGCAAACGTAACCGTCGAAGACGAAAAGCGGTCTTGAACGCAAGAAATTTTGATTTCGTTCGAAGTCAATTCGCCGAAATCAATTTTCG